AACCGCCTAAAGAAAATCTTTAGAAAGTTTCTGAACCACAACCCCCTCAATATCAATTAACTCGACACTCATGACTACTTGCCTGAAAAGATCAAGCACGTCTTCGGCAGTCAAGGAATACCTCTCAATACAAAAAGCGTTGAAGTCATAAAGACACAAAACCTCTCGGACCTTAATCTTCGAAGTAATGTTCTTTAGCGTGACTCCGGCTTGCTTTGCATTCCAGGAAACCTCAACATCAAATCCCCCATCTAATTTCTTGGCTCGAGACAAGGGAAATTCGTACTTGAACCTTTCAAGAAAGATGTCACGAATAGCCGGCAAATAGCGGAACTCATAGGCATAACCAACCGACTTGCACGCCATATATAAGTGGTCACTAACTGCCTGGTTCTTATTAGCACGCATGTTAAACCTAGCAATAGCCTTCCCAAGAATGGGGACCGTGAGGTGCTTGCTATCACAATGTGGTATAAAAAACCTGCTGAGGAACGTGGCAGTCCAAAGATTATTGTGTCGTACAACTTGGGCTACCATCTGGGCTTCACCCGCGATGGCAGTGTAACGTTTACAGCTGTAAGGCACAACACCTTTGATTCTGGCTAGCATGTCGTCACCTAAAAGTATGGCTTGGCACTGACGTATACGATTCCTAGTAACATATGAATGCAGAATACATGCATTCCAAAAGGTGTTCCTGAACGTTGTGTCAGTAGCACCAGTTGGCAATTGAAACTGGAGATGCGCCTTGATGCCGTGTCTAGAGTTGCGCACAGAAAAGCTATTAGACCGCAGATGCAGCCTAATAAACCATTCAGGGCAACCCAAAACACGCATTAGGGCAGTCTCCAGCAGTTGCACGTCACTGCATTGAAATTTGTCATTACTAGAAAAGTCAGCTTCCATCCAATATTCATCTTTGCTTCCTGTAGTATCGATATAACTAACATACTGGTCAGGAGTCTTGCGATATGCACAATGGTATTGATATGGGCCCTCCATGTTCTCGAAACAATGGTCAAGACGTCTCATGAGCTCATTAAAAATGGGCCCAGAAATTGCATTGTAGACGTCAGAACCCTTGAAGATGACCCTCGGGGCCCAATTGGGTTTGTGCGTAACTAATAAGGCTTCAACCTTCACAAAAATCTCCTTGGAAGTATAATCCGGGAGTTGTGCGTTGACTAAATCCTTAAGAGCATTATCCATTCTGGTTTGCTTTTCGGTTCCGAACTTAGCGAGCCAGGACTGGTATAAACTTGTCGTCCA